GTTCAGCAGTATTTAGCGTCTTTTGATTTTCTGGTTTGATAGCATTTGTGGCAATAGCAGTACCTTGCGGATCAGCAGGTGTATCTGTTTTTCCACGAACGTTTTGACCTATTATTTCATAATGAGTTATAGTCTCGAACTGAAATAGGGAACCGGCTGGTGCACCGGTAATTAAGAAACCTAGAAAATGATTATCGTAGGGTCTCGTTGCAGTCTGGGCATTGGCCACTGGATCTACTCGGAAATCGAAATCCTCGATATTGACCGGATTTGCGGTCACATAAACATACGGTTCAGCTTTGTTTATGGTATTAGAGATGGTAACATTGAAGTAGGAGTCCATTTGAGCCATATCAGTCAGGGTTAAACCCGAAAGAGTAGTATGGTCAGGAGTCTCTATACCGTGAAACATTCCACTAACAGAAATAGGGGGTCCAATGTACTTAATTCTTAATCCAAAAGCCACAATTCGGAATCGTACTCCAATATTGTTAAGAGCTATTAAGGACGCCAAATTAAACATTGTATTTGAGTTCACAGAACCATAAAAAGCAGCAGCCCATCCTCCGCCTCCATTGTCGATGACAGGAAACGCATCTGTATTCCACACTCCATTATGAGTGGAAAACAATGTTTGTCCAGAGGTATTGTCCGCAGCAGAATTATTATTACCCAGACGTTGTGGAGCACAACAGATAAATCCCACATCTCCAGCATTTTGGATACCCATAGTGCCAGAGGCTGTAGCCCAGGTTTTTAAAGTTTTAATAGCAGGAAAGCACGGAATACAAGGATTCATGCCGGGATCTATTTTCAAAGAAGCTATCTTTCCTCGACAACTACGATCTTTCCAATAAAAAGGACATCGGAGAGCAGCAGCATATGCCTTTGCACATCCGGAGAGTTTAACTTTGACTCGAGATTCAAGACCACTTCCACGCTGCTCTACTGGTTTAGCCCGAGCAGGTTTATAGTTCTGGGGTTTTTTCTTCTCTTCAATGATAACCTTCTCTCGTTTCATCTGAGGAGCTCGTTTTCGAGCGTTTTTGGCAACATAGTCTTTATATTTTTTATCGACAACATTGGGGGGCATGGCACGGAGGGTCTGCCCTTGTAATCGAACCCACTGTTGTTTATTAAGGATCATTTCATTCCCATAGGGATTGAAAACTCCCTGTCTTGCGGGAGGAGGGAACAATTGGGCAATTAATTCATCAAATTCTTGTGGATTGTCTAATGAAATCCAGTCATCTCGAATTTGGAATGGGGGAGCAGTCATCATGATAAGAGGGGGAACTCTATCAATTGGCATTGGAATATCGTTGAATCGAAAAGGGATCAACCGATATTGAGGTAAATATTGATTTTGGGTAGCATGCAGATTCTCATTCTGTCCCCAACCAGCTTGGTGGTTATATGAGGGAAACATAGGAACTGAAAAGCCAGGTTCTGACCAATAGAATGGTACGGGCTTAGTTTGTGTTTCTCCTTGAGTCCAGGGGGGATATAGAGAGGAGTGAGGATTTGGGGGATTCATGTCTATCCAATCAGCAGGAATTGGTAATGAGGGGTCCAGAGGAAATGGAGCAGCTCTGGGAGGACACACCATACCCAACTTATAATAAGTCGAGTATCGGTGGCTTCCCTTATATACCATACCATTCTTAATATGTTTAATGGCTTTAGGTGCCTTAGTCCATTGGTAATGAGTGAATCCAGATCCAAAGGATTCGTTCCATTCTGCGATCAATTTTCGAACAGTCTCGTGGTTCTGAAACCTATCAAAAAGTTGATCGTTTGTGAGAATATACAATATCTCATGGATCTGTTCTGGTGTGAAATCAGTGGCGTCAAGAAGATCAATGAAAGCTCCTTGACCATACGTTTCAATATACATCTCACAGAAAAAAGCCATGGTTAAACCAAATTTTTTATCCGTTTCTGTAAATAATTGTTCGGGAGTCATACGGTACTCACGAAGAAATGGATCATCTTGTGGCTTATATGCTAATGTAAATCTCTGATCATATTCCTCATCAGCGAGTTCATTCTCGTCCTCAACCAATAGGGTCTGAACATGCTGTCCATTTCCATAGGGGTTAAAACCTCCTTCTTTGAATTTTGTCCAAAAGGCCGAAAAAGCTTCGTCTTCTGGTAAATCCCAAATGTAGCCCGAATCTGTCTGGATAGGACGAGTAGTCGAGCGAATAAGTTTAAAAATCTCTCTTAAAGGTCCGCCGAGTGGGGGACTCCAATAAGTTAAAGATTCAGATATTTTCATCTGCCAGTCGGTAAAGGATTCCTCTTGATCCACCCCCTGACCAATAACATTCACCGGATCGGGTAGTAAATTGGTCGAGGAAGTGATATAGAGGTTACCAACTCGTTGAGTAGAGGGTTTGGTAATGGTAAAGCTAGATGCTGCCATCTGCTCATTACCATAAGGATTAAATGATCCTTCCTTAAACATTTCACACAGCCAGACAGCGGCGTTCATGGATGAGAGATCAAATAATTGGGCAGCAGGGTGGAAAGCTCGTTCTTCCTCACTAACAGAGTAGTAAGTCTTAACTGTTTCCAAAAGATTAAAGAAAAACATCCGCGATTTTGGGTCAGAGTTCTTAGGATCAAATGGTAAAGGGTGCTTCACATTTAAATCCTGGACCTTCTGAGCCAGAACAGCTTCCTGTTTTTTATCATGGTCCTTCATGACCTTAATATACTTAAGAATTTTATAGGAGACCATCTGTTCTACATCTCGCTTAGTACCGGCGGATGATGTGAACATACGATCAAAATACACGCAACTTAAAAAGAACATAGGAGCATTTGTCGGTCCATAGTTTTCAAAAACAAACTTGGGAACTGGTAGCTTGTTTTTGGCACAGTATTCCAACAGCGTTCCTTTATAGTTGTGAGAACTATTATAATCGGGTCCAATTTCAGGAATTGGGACTTGATTTAAATCAATAGCTTCCATTGTGGAAGTTTTTGGGCCAGCCTCCCCCGATTCCAAACCAAGATAAAAGTACTCCATCTGTGGTCGTGTTGGAACCCCCAATCGAATAATAGCTTTGACCAGTGGATCTCCAGAATTAATCTGGCACCACCTAAGCACATCTAAATAAGCGGAGCGGATCTCCTCCCACTCATTGTGCGCAAAAGAAAGGATAAGAATAGAGTAAAATCTCTGAAGATAAATCCCCAAAGAAATCTTCTTATCGGTGTAAACCAGCGGGACCAGTAATCGGTCTAAATTCCACTTTGGTATCCACCATTGTTTATAGTTGAAGAAGGAGAACCCTAAAAATGATATCTCATTTAATGGATGTTCAACACCTCCTCCTAATAATTTAAGTTTTAATCCATGGGTTTGGAGCAACCGTTCGGAAATAAGCTTCTCATCGAGAAGTAATGAGAAATAATGCATAAGGAAAGAGGCATTATCATCTCCATATAACATAACTAATTGCTTATAAATAAGCTCATAGCTAGGAATTTCATTATATTTCATGAAATATGCATAAACAAGCAGATCAGTAACTACTTCAAATCCAGCTTCAATATTATTAGAGGTGGTCATTCCGGAACCAGAATTATTTCCACGCTTACGTATAACAATATCTCCGTTGGAGAGGATTACAACAGATCGCTTTAGTCCACTACATATCCACTCTGCAAAATCTTTATAGGGCATGTTTTTAACCTTATTCAAAAGGAATTTCAAACGTCGGTCCGCAACATCATAGAGATATATTTTCCGATCATAACCACTCACATCCCAGTACAATCGTATGGGGAAAGTGTAGCCATTTTCATCTTTATATAGGATATTTTTTACGATACGGTCAACATTTCCGGCAAAGGGATTAAAACCATACTTAGACCACCAGAAATTTTTTAAAGCTTCATTTCCGGGTCCGAAAAGTTTCAGCTGCCAGAATAGGACATGAAATCCGGGCACAAGGAAAGTTCGAGTCTTATCATCTAGCCAATCGGCGATGGCAGACCACTCCACCTTAGGAACAGATCGATAAATATGGCCTATAAGTCTAAGCTGTACTATATCATCCTTTATTTCTGACCATGTAGGGGATCTCATAAACTCATCACGCGTTTTAAATCCAAGAAATCTCCAGGGAGCAGAGGGAGTTTTCTTCATGTCTATGTGTGTGTAAGTCTGTTCGTCAGTCCAACATTCTGTTGTAAGTGCAGGTTCCAATATTCTATCCACATATTGTAGGGCAACCGCCTTATATCGGTCCATCTGTGGCCATGGACGCTCCTCATCAATCTTCAACTCCGATTTTTCTACAGACGAGAATGTAGGTGTATTTAAAAAGAACTTTTCGGAAATCTTAGAGTTCCATTCCACCCACTTCTCTGGGACGATATCCTCTAGAATAGTTGGAGTCTTCTTCATTGAAAAAGTTTTCTTCAGCATTTTTTGATTGATAAGGGAAGGTTGCAAATGACCAATATATTGTAGCTCTCGGTACTGATGTTTCGGTTGGCCTCCGAACACCATGTACGTTCCCCCTTCAGGAGTTACTTTCCTCCTGAAGGGGCATTCTGAAAATCCACAGGATTTATAGAAGTACCATAGTTTTTATGTTGATCAGTAGAGGTGTGGAAAGCGTAAACCCGCCCGTTGGTAACATAGGGGGATCCACACTGTGCCTCAAAGGTATCGGAATCATGACAGTATTCATGATGGTCCCAATGACCAAAAGTTTGTGCTTTCATAGGGGTATCATCAGAGACAGCCAGAGTATAAAAAGCTAATTCTCGTGGGTGTTCGGTATTATCGTTAAGAAGGTACGTTTTTCCAACAGTTGGAATATTCGAATTTGAGCAAGCAAAATCGTTGCCTAGGTCCGTAAAAAACATCTCTTGAAAGTCGTTTTTCCCTCTTTTCCAATAACATTTTCCCCGATTCGTGATATGATACGCTGTGTAAACTTTTATCGTTCCACCTTTCTTTTCAACAGCTTTAAAAGCCACCCCATTGCGGACATATTTCCCCTCGCTGTCTGAGACATAGATAGGGATTAAAGGTCTGGGGGTCGTATCCTTGGTTTGTTTGACGTAGGAATCCGGATTGGAATGATCCTTGACTGCTGCTTCGGGAATTTTCTCTTTGACTACGTAAACGGGAGGAGTTCTCTTTGGTGGCTTGTTCGAAGACTCGGGTGCAGTGTTCGCAGAATTGGCCGGTTTCGGAGTAGGCTCGGCAGCCTCGGAACTTTTTTTTTGTTTTGAAGCATCTCCGTGCTTCGGGCATTTCCGCCCTTTAACACTGAACAGACAGGCAGAGGAACACGGAACATATTCCTTCTTTTCCTTCTTCTTCTCCTGTATAAACTTAAAAAGTTTAGGTGGGAGAACTCCATAGGAGTTAGGGGACGCATTGGTCTGCAGAATCAGTTGATAATGTTTTCCACAGAGGGGAGTATCTCCAGGTTTGGATGGGCAATTTGTCCAAAGACAATTCATTAGTTTAGCTTCCACTCCTCCTCCAAGATTTCCATCGTATATTTGTTCTATACTAAAGTCTATCTCTCGAAGAGCCTTACTAGTTTCGCGAATTCCTTCGTTGTAATATTCTATATCACCATACATTCCATCCTGAAGATCTGCCATTTTTGAGGTCTGAAAATCCCGCATATCATCCATTAATGCTGCTTTACGTTCCATAAGTGCGTCATGATGTTCTTGGGCGGCCTTATTCAAATTCATTCCTTTAGTAGATCGTTTTTGTCGACCTTCTGGTTCTCGATAGACATCCTTCGGATCAAGTGTATCTTTAAAATCTGTGGCGGATTCGGATCTATTAGACTTCTTCACTCGAGGGGGCGTGGGCAAAGCGCTTTCTTCCTGTCTCTCAAGTTTTTCCGATTTCTGTTTCTTCTCCATCCACTGGGATTTGTAATAATAATAAAAGACCATATATACTAATGCAGAACATAGTAATATGGCGGAAAGAGTGTATTTATTATCCATAGCAAAATCACGGACCATTACCAACATCTCTATTAATGACATCTCCTTAGCAGAGTCCTTAAGGGTTTCTCGAGCATGCTGAGGGGTTGTTGCCATAACGAAAAAATCAGTATTAGTCTTAGTATGTGTGACTTTGTATTTCATAATTTTCTTATAATCTACTAATCCTGCTGCTACATATAGGTACTGTGCTATATGGGGGATCGCTATCGAAGCAGCGGACAGGTCGGCGGTAGTTTTTACACCATTTTTATAAACAAACACACAGTTCATCCATTTATCCTTCTGTTTAGTGGTCATCTGTGATAACCATCGCTGGGCTAGAAAGACCATTAGATCAGGTTGGGAACAATTATAGGCATCCGTATTCAATGCATCTCCCATTATCGTTTGGCCAACGTTCGTTTTAAAATTGGGTATCATTATACCTCCAAGAGCGATGAATTCGGTCCCAGGATTCATCTGCAAAACTTTTGCATTTATCTCTTCAATAATCATTCGGATATCTTCGTGCCCACGTTTTGGGACTCCATTATTATAATTAAATCTGGAGGCTACTAAAGATCTTTTGATTGTATCCGAACATACAATTTCATTTGCACATACTTGAGCTATTGAATCGGAAAGATTCTGACTCACTTCAACCACTGTACCATCTCTCGCTGCTTTCGCGGCATTGGAGGTGAATGCCCCATCACAAAAACGGGACAAATTTCCAATCGCTCCAACAAAGGAGTTGACCTTCATGATCACGGTAGCTGCTACCCCCAACATCGCCAGGGAGCTTACCAGAGCCTTCAGGTACGCAGGGCATAAGGAAGTCGGTGTGGCTCCTTCCAATATTCTCTTCTTACTCTTTTTAATAAAATGATATGTTGTGTAAATGATTCCGGCCACAACCGTTAAAGGTATTGTAGCAAACATAGCAGCAACAGTGTTTTGGACAGATTCTGACATTCCAGATAATCCAATGGGCTCCATAACTTTGTCACGTACTTGTTGGTACACTTTATACTCCTTAGAGTTTTGAACTTCATCTTTAATATCCGTAACAGTACTTTTTACAGTATCTTTAATGATAGTTCCGATATTTATATAAGTATGATAACTAGTATATCCTACCGATAATAGGGCACCAAAGGCTCCGACAATCCATCCACCAATAGTGTATCCAGCCATTCCGATCATACCACCGGACATCATAACAATAATGGACGCCAGCATCGCAGTTAACCAGTATCCACCATGACGAAGCCATTTTATAACAACCCCAAAACATGAAGTTCCATGAAAGGGTCTAGTTAAAATGTGTCTTTGTCTTTTAGCGGCACATATGCATTTTGAACCATCTTTCCGATACATTGCATCAAGCTGAGCATCAGTTAGATTAACATCCTTGAACTCTTTTGAATTCTTAGTCAATCTCCGATAATCATTCCTACAAGTTATACAAAGTGGTTCTTCCACTGGAGCCTTAACTCGACCATCTCCTTCCACTTGAACAATGGGAGGGGGTTCCATCTTGGGCTGTGCAGGAGGTTGAGGAGGTACTTCAACTTTTACTCCTGGTACGATGACCTCCACCTTTGGGATCTCAGATGGGGCTTTAGGAGAATCGGAAGCCATTTTAGGTTCTTCTTTTTTCTCAGGTTCACTAAAAATATCATCCATATAGGATGAATACATTTCACTACTACTACTAGTATCATCCCCGTCATCTTCATCAAGGTTAACAGGTGGAATCGGGGGAAATTCTTGACGGGCAGGAAGAGTGATGGGTTCATCAGTCCGTTCTGGTGGTGCACCATCCGAAACATCTTCTTCATCTTCTTCGTCACTTCCAATTTGAGTATTCGCTTTCTCCCAGATTTCGGACAAATCCTTGCGGGAGGTTCCTTCATAATTCACTTCACCATCAATTCGAGTCCAATCGACTTCAAACTGTTTAAAACGATCGTTTGTAGATAATGAATGCTTTATCAAACAGAACGATTTACACATTCCCAGACAACTCTTGGGATGGAGGGGACACACATTGTATGCCCAACAAGCCGTGTAATATCGACTATCATCTTTAGCATGATTATTTAAAGCATCCAAACGACTTTGGGGTGTCTTATGAGCTTCAGCAATTTCTTTGAAAATTG